TCTTTGGAAAGGGTGGAATCGCAAGGGAGGTTGTTTCTTGGATTAAGGGCTACCCATACGGAACAGAGATACTTGGGTATGTTACAAGCGATGATCTTTCGCCACTTGAAGATGCAAGGGTGGAGGGAATTGTTATAATAATCGGAACGCCATCGGTTAAGAAGAAAGTGTATGAGCAAGAGATCTTGTCGCTTGGCAGGAAATTCTGTTTCTCAACCTACATCCACCCAAATGTTGTTTGGAGTCATGAGCACATAACTATGGGAAAAGGGAACATCATTTGTCCAGGCAATGTTTTTACCACAGACATCACCATCGGAGACTTTAATTTATTTAATATGAGCTGTACCATAGGACATGATACAATAATCGGTGACTATAACGTAATCAACCCCCAAGTAGCCATATCCGGAGATGTCACCATAGGAGATTGTTGTCTTATGGGTACGGGTGCGGTGATACTACAGGGTTTAAAGATAGGAAACAACGCAACAGTAGGAGCTGGTGCAGTTGTAACCAAGGATGTTGGTCATAACACCACTGTAGTTGGTGTTCCTGCAAGAGAAATGAAAGCGGGCTAGTCGCTTTACGCATTTTCACCTCCTTTTTAGAGCCCCCTCAGGCCTACCCAGGGGGCTCTTTTTTTATAAGAGAACCTTGACAAGTACACGCCAAGGTGTTATCCTATAAACATGAAAAAAGGGACTAGACATTCCGAAGAAACCAAGAGGAAAATAGGTGAATTAGCGAAAGAAAGATATAAAATAAACCCCCACCCTCTTTCTGGAAAGCTTCGCACGAAAGAGGCCGCCAAAAAAAGAAACGACACCATGATGCAAAATTTTCCCAAATCATATCATGATAAAGAAAAATTATACAACAAACACATTGTCGAAGATAAGTCTACCACCCAGATAGCCAAGGAATGGCATACGACCCAACAGATTATTGTGAAATGGCTGAAGATACATGGCATCCCATATTCTAGGCGCACTAGCCCCGAGGAATTCTATAAAACACACACTAAGAATGGCGACTATCTTCGAGGGGAGAAGAATCCTCGATGGAACAAGGGGGCATCGGAGTACAAGGATCATGCCCTTCTCAAGCGAGTACGATTAAAAGTGTTGGCTCGTTTTGATGGGAATTGTATTCTTTGTGGAAAAGAAGCTAGTATTGTTCATCATCTTGACAACTCAAAAAGCAACCATGATCTTGACGAGTTAGTTGCACTATGCAAGAGTTGTCACTGGTTTTTCCATGGAAGTAAATATGCCAACCAACATGCCAATTCGATTAGTGATTTTGCAAGAAAAACAGGACTCACACGATATTTTGCCAAGAAACACTACAAAATTTTGTAATTATTTTTGGTCTTATTATATATGAGTACCCTCCACTAAGATTTTTTCACAAATTCAAACAAACATCTTGACAAAATCATCGTTAAATTCTATCTTACTTGCATCGTGACGGGTAGTTTTCCTCTTTTTAACATCATCTTCTCTAGGGATCACAAGGGAAGGGTGCATATAGAGAAGTTTGAGCCTACTGAAGAATTCAAGAAAGTACCTATACCTGAACAGATAAAACTTATAGATTATGTAATATTAGAAACTGAAGGAGCTCGCAATAGCGAGAGGGTGGATAAAAGCTGTACACATTGATGTAAACCATCATTTGCTAGGGGAAAGCACACAGCTTAAAGTATAACTTTGACTACAAAAGCTTGCAAAAAGAAAAAACACACACCTATTGTCAGCAAAAAACAGCGAGGCTTGTTCGGCGCAGAACTGAGTCGCAAACAAAAGGGCAAAAAGGGCAAGACGGGCATGACCAAGGCTGTTTTAAAAAGACATCTCAAAGAATCTAAAGGGAAAAAGCTCCCTAAAAAGACAAGGAAGAAATAATGGAAGGTATGAGTCTTAGAATTTATTATTCTTACCCAGGTATTTGTGAAAAACTTGATACGAAGATAATCAAGTTTTTCGAGGAACAGGGTTTTGATTTTTATGCTAGTGGTTATAATCTTGAAGAAAATAAGCGAGACTTAGCATTTGATTACAAGGAAAAGAAATAATGGCTAAGATCAAAGCAAGAAGTCAACCCAAGGGAATGCCGAATGCCAGGTGGACTCAACTCAAGGATAGGGCAGAGAAAGAGCGTAGCAAGGCGGGTACGGCAGGAGGGGGCGTTAGGAGATACAACCAGGCGTTGGGCTTTTATGTAGACCGATGGAAGGGGAAGGCTCCTGATATGCCAAAGAGCATGACATCCCCGAGTAAAAGGTATCCAAGACAAGGGATGCCAAAAACAAGGAAAATCATCGAATTGAAGAACATCCATAAATATAAAAAGGTGAACGGGAAATATGTCAGGAAAAAGAAGGGTGGAGCCAAGAAGAAGTGAGTACGATCCGCACCGCTTTTGACACGACTAAAAATCAGGACCTCTTCAAGCGGGGCAAGAAGGGTCGGAAGAGATTAAAGAAAAAAGGACGCAAGGGTAAGAAATAGATGCCTACTAAAAAGAAAAAGATAACCAAACAACAGGAAAAAGAAGCCACGAAAGAAAGCGTCATGTTCAAGGGTGGCATGAATGTTGACCTTGAGAAGCGCATAAAAGACAAGAATAATGTAAAGCTCAGAGAGGTTCTTTCTCTCCACGCGGGACAGGTTCTTGACCAGGAATTAAAGAACCAGGAAACACTCATTGGAAAACTCGACACTTGGCATGACATGTATAAGGGGAAAAGAGAACCCAAGAATTTCCCCTGGGAGAAATGTGCCAATGTAGCCCTTCCCCTCACACGCTCCAACACAGACGCCATCTTCGTGAGAATAATAGATGCCATCTTCAACAAGATAAAGCTCTGGAACGTCAAGGCACAGGAAGGACAAGATGGCACCATGGTTGACTTCGCAAGAAAGCTTGAGGGTCAACTCAACTGGTTTCAGAAACATGTTCTAAAACTGAAGAAGAAACTCTTTTCTCCACTTTTAGAGTGTATCAAGACTGGGACTGGTCTTATTATGATTGTGAATGAGGAGAAACATGAAGCTCCGTACGCATACGCTACAGAAGCAGAGCAAAAAGATAAATCAATAAAAAAATACAAAGAAGGTAAAAACCCAGAAGGAAATTCCACTCCACTTGTGAAAAAGGTACACAAAACCTATACAGGACCCAATATTTACCCGATAGCACGATCTGATTGGGTGATGTCTTCTGATGCCGCAAGCATTCAGGATGCTTATATATGCGGATTTCGGACTAAATATAGAATCCAACAGATAGACCTCAAGGTAAGACAGAACCTATACGACAAGAAGGAGGTGGAGAAGCTCACCGCCCCCGATGAGACAGATGAGCCTGCAAAGACAAGGGCTGAGAGTCAGGGGAAAGAGATAGAGAAGACTGACTACGAGAAGCCTTACGAGATATGGCAACTGCATCTTCACTATGATGTGGATGAGGATGGAGAAGAGGATGACATCGTAATAACTTATCACCGAAATACCGGTGCGATACTTCGGTGTATCTACAACCCACTCTTTAAGGGTTTTAGGCCTTTCCAAGATTTTACATTCTATCCTACAGAGTATTCGTTTGACGGGGAGGGCGTAGTCGAGATACTGGAGCCACTCCAGAAGGTGGCCGATACTCTAACCAATCAGCGTTTAGACACGTTGACACTGATGAATGCTCCATGGATATTCACCAGGGTTGGCAGTGGATTAGAGAACTTGCGACCATCCCCCGGGAAGGTCATACCAGTCCATGGTAATATTGAAGATGAGATAAAGATAGTACAGCACCCGGGTAACTTTCAAGCTACATTCGAGGAAGAGGATAGGATAAATGCCTACATGGACAGGGCCGTTGGTATCACTCCCGCTATCATGGGTATTTCGACTGCGGAAAGACCCGTTGCCAAGGAATCTATGGCCAACAGGGAAGAAGCGAATAAAAAGTTCAAGGGTGGGATAGACAACATAAGAGATAAATTAAGTGAGACAGCTTGGATGCTTGTAGATTTTTTCACTCAATACCAGCCCACTTATAAATATGGCGATATGGGTGATGAGCAAACTATAAGATTCCCAACAGAATATTTGAGAGATGGGATCAATATTGAATTAGCCACATCTACTGAAATGCTAAATCAAGAAATGCGAAGAGAAGTCAATATGACAGTATTCATGATACTGAAAGACTACATGACATCTCTCGCTGGCATGGGACAGATGCTAGAAAGTCTGCAGGTGCCGAGTGGTTTTAAAAAGTTGCTGATCGATGGTAACGACATAAGCGTAAAGGTTCTAAGGCGTATCCTTGAGGACTTTGAGTTAAGAGATGCAGAAGACTTGGTGTTGGATCTCAGGAAAAGTATAGATACAGATAAGGCTGTAGCCCAATCTAGTGATAAAATACCACCCCAGGGTGGTGAAGGTGGGCCGGAAGGTGGTCCGCAAGAACCCATGCCCCCGCAGGGCGTTATGCCCCCACAGGGAACAGGTGGAATAGGTGGCTGACATAGCAACCCTCATCCTACAGGTTGAGAAAGAGTACGATGAGATTAAAGAAAAGACTTTTTGGAAGTTATATATGAAGAAGATCGATGATGAGAGAAAGAGGATTCTGAACAGATGTGCAACTTCCAAAGATGATGCAAGATACTATCAGGGAAGTTTTCAAGCGATTGAAGATTTAATTGAAATGCCTGGTAGGGTATTAAAAGAATTAAGAGAAAAACGGGTAGCCCCCGAGGGTCCGTAAATATATTAGGAGGATTAACCTATGGCAAAAAAGGAACCTGGGCAGACAGAGCCCACTCCGGAACCAGAACCTAAGGTTCCAACTCCGGGTGAGCCTGTTCCAGAACCAAAGCCTGAGCCAGAACCGGAACCTGACCTCCCAAAAGAGCACCAGGGAAAAACCCCGGCGCAACTGGTTCAAGAATTAGAAGGATTACAGAAGAAGCTGGGAACACAAGGAAAAGAACTTGGCGATGTCAAGTCTAATTTTGAGTATAACCAGCGACTTCACGATCTGGAAAAGCAGAAATGGGAGGAGGCGCAGGCTAGACCGGTTGACCCAAATGTACCGAAGCCAGTGGATATTGATTACACAAATCCAACGCCTGGGATCACAGAGATTGTTCAACGGGAATTAGGGAAGGAAAGAGAGAAACAGCAAAGGGGCCAAGCTGAATATCAGCAGAACCGAGCCAACACTCTCTACATGCAAGGTAAAGGTCATATGGCAGAAAACCCGAAGTTATACGAGGGGATTGAGTCTACGACTGAGCAAGGTGTAGCCGAAGCCTACAGGCGAGGCTATATCACAGCCGAGGAATTGAACCTCAAGTCAACTTGGGATAATGCAGCCACATTGATCCATGTGGGAAATAAAGATTTCACACGCCTTCAGGAAGCTACCGTAAAACCCGTGACATCCACAGAGACAGAACTCCCAACACCTGCCAAACCAGGTACTGCTGATGCACCGAATGTGAGTCTCGATTACACGACTGGAGAAAATCAGAAGATGCTGAAGCAGTATGGCTTAACAAAGGCTGAAGCAGAAGAGATTGTTAAGGAAGAACAGGAAGCGACACTTAGCGGGCAAAGAAAGGAGACAATCTAATGGATTTAAGTCAAATTAAATTTGTAGACATGAGACTTTCTAAGTGGGACAAAAAAACCGCTAACCCGAAAGAAGGTAAATACGACTTTGAAGAGAAGGTGTATGTGGACTATCGGGGTGCGAAGGCATCTCGTCCTGATATACACCTGTACTGGGAACGGTACGATCCTCGAAACAATTATCTGGAATTAAGAGAAGCAAAGTATAGATTCGGAAACAGTGGGTATGTTCCGGTAGAAATGGATACAGACCCATACTGGCCCGAACCACTTGCTCCTGATGTCAATGGTCATTATGTGTTTGGCGATCTTATTCTAGTCAAGTGTAGACTGCTTGATTACTTGCAGGATAAAAAGGAAAGGAAAATGATCGATGCACAACAGACTGGGCAGAAAAAGCTTGATAAACTACAAGCCGACATGGAGCGAGAGGGTGCTTCTATTTCAGTTACAGAGCTAGAGGAGCTTTTACCAAAAGCGTAGGCTTCTTACCTTCCGATATTTCTTTCTGCTACAACCTAAGATTCAAAAAATTTAATAGGAGAAAACTATAATGGCTCAATTAACTGCTGGATTAGCAGAAAGCGTGCTTTTATATAGTGGCGTTGAAAGTCAGATGGCTCCATTTACGATGGAGAACGGTACCCACGGTTCGGCTACGACTTGGTATAAAGGAGATCTAGTTGTGACCGCTAGTGGATTGGTTAATGCCGTTGCCTCTACTGGGGCAATAACTGGAATCGCCATGGCGGCAGCTTCTGCAACAAGCTATACGGACATTGACATAGCCTTGATTGACCCCGCTGCGATTTATGTGATGAGAATAGAGTATGGTGAAGAGTCTGCTCGTGCTTATATTGGGGAAGCGCATGGCCTCCAATTTACGGCTGGTATGCAACGCTTACTTTTAAGTGCACACGCAACTCCCGATGTGGTTGTTGTTGGAGTTCATCCGAGTGATGTTGGTGCTGCTAGTGCAGGTGTAGATGAGGGAAGACTACTCGTGCGGTTTAATTACGACATCTTTACCGGTGTTTCTGGTGCCTAGGGCTAAAGGAGATAAATAATGGCGATAATTAGAACAGGATTTGACACTACAACTAACTCAGACTTACTGAAAACTGGTGCCCTTCGCAAGATTTTTGACAACACTGTTCGTGAGGCTAAAACTGAATATCAGATTCTTTGTAATGATCTGAAAACTTCAGATAGGTACGAGCGAGATCAGGAAATGTCAGGACTCAAAGAGGCTGTTGAGATTTCTGAAGGCCAGAACATTCCTATCCAAGCCCCTACACTGGGACATGCCAAGACGTATACCCAGAGAAAGTTTGCGGCTGGATTTAGAATGACCTTTGAAATGGACTATTTTAACAAATATAGTCTGTGGAAAAGATGGGCCAAGGATCTCGGCAAAATCCAGAAGGAATCCAAAGACATCGAGATCGCAACTATGTTCAAAAATACCACAAGCACAACCTTAACTTGTGGAACTGGTTTTGATAGTGCTGCGATTGGAGATACCACGCATGACAACCCCGACCATTCCGTTGCAACTTATGACAATTATACTAGCGATGCTGCCTTATCCGTTACGGCGGTGCAGACAGCAAGAAAGTATTTTTCTACGTTGTTAGATGCTAATGGTAAATGGGTAGGAGCTGTTCCGACTGTACTGTATTTTGAACCTACTTTGTATTTTACTGCTCATGAAATTTTTGGCAGTAATCTCAAGGCACATGAATTGTCAAACACGATTAATGTTCTTGGTGATATGAAGTTGAAGTTGTTTGAGTATCACAGACTCTCAACCGCAACTCATTGGGGCATGGCTGCTCCTCAAGATCCGGATTATGACTTCAACGTATTTACTTCGATGGAGCCTCGGATGTTCGAGAAACCTAGTCCCGATAATACTTTGGACAAGATCATGTTGACGCTTCAAATGTTCACATACGGGTGGGGCGACGCACGCCTCTTATATGTTGGAAATGCTGCTTAAAACAAAGGACTTACGTAAGCAAGAAACGTAAGTCAGAGACTTGAAATAAGGTAAATTGTGTGCTACAATTTAAACATTAAGATGTTGACAAAAGGAAAGACGACCACAAAATGCAATTATTGTGGGCTCAGATTTGAGACATGGAATTGCAGGTTGAAACAAGGAACGAGTAAATATTGTTCAAGAAATTGTGTTATTAAAGCGAAATCAGGGCAAGGACATTGGCATTGGAATGGCGGGGGGTTAGTGTCGAAATGTGTTGTATGTAGAAAAGAATTTCAATGCTACCCCGATAAAAGACGCAGCGAAAGAAAATTTTGCTCAAAAGAATGTCTTAATAAGTGGCAAGAAACAAGCCTAAGGGGCAAAGACAACCCCAATTGGAAGGGTGGGATATCTACCGAAAACAATCTCATCAGAACTTCTAGGGAATATGAGGATTGGAAAACAATGATCTTCGAGCGAGATAATTATACATGTGTTCGGTGTGTGAAGAGAGGTGGAGATTTAAATGCTCATCACATTATTCCTTTTTCGATTGCTCCCGAAGAAAGGCTTAAATTAAGCAACGGTGCAACCCTTTGCATTCCTTGCCATGATTGGATTTACTCCAACGAACTTAGTGCTTAACTTGTAGCACACAATCCCTACCTTTTGATTTGGGTAAGCTTCGTGCTTATCCACGACCTATTGCTCTTTTAGGAGGGGGATGGTTAGAAAAGAAAATAGGAGGAAATTAAAATGGCTATTTTAACAGATGCGACTGTTATCCCTCTTGGCTCGAGGGAAAATTTTACACAGTCCATAGTGCTTATTCCTGCGAAAGCTGAAGCGAATAAACCTGGAATTGTATGTTTTCAAGATGTTGATGACAGTGCTGTAGTTGGGGAACATTATGTGTGGTTTGATAGCGCAGGCTTAATGCGTTATCACACAAGTATCCCTACTGACCAGAATGGTTCGACTGCTGCTATAGTGGCGACAACTACTGGTACTATTACACTGGATACTGCGTATGACGCTGGAACATTTATTGATGGCGCTACTGCTTCTGGAACAACCACGGCTTTCCGTGTTGGTGCTTCATCTACTAACAAAGTTGAGATCTATCACACTAAAACTCATGGATATATCAATTCAGTTGTTGGTGATCTATATCTAGTTGCTCAGGGTGGAGACATTAATTTTAGTGGAGACAATATTGCGGGTGCTGGAAGCATAACAGGAACAAGTATAGAGCTCGGTACTGGAGAGGCCACTGTAGGATCTCTGGACAGTACCGCAACTAATTTAGTGATTAAGAAGGCTGGAACTCAGGTGATTGCCGTTGGTGCAACTGTAGTTACATTCGCACAGGACATTGCTTTCTCTGCTGGTGCGGAGATAGTCGGTGCGAGTGCGATGAATATTCGAGTTAATGCCGAGACAGATGATTATCTAATATTGTCTGCGACTGGTAATGTTCCGAAGATTGCCACGACTGGTAGTTGCAATTTAATAATTGCACCCGATGGTGATTTAGAACTTTCTCCAGGTGGAGGAGATATCTCTATCACTGGTACTCTCGGAGCGTCAGCTATTACTTCTCAGGGAATAACAAATACTGTTGTTGCTGCTGACTTCACGATGGCAGGTGCGAGTGTTGTTGCCCTTTCTATCGGAAAGGACCTTAACCGACTTACTCTTGGTACTTCAGATCATGTTGATTCATACCTCATGTTCGATGGTGCTGGTAATCTAACTTTCTACGATACCAACACAGGACAGGTAACACTAAATACGCTGGCTAGTGGCTCATTAAGCAACCCAACTATTACGGGTGATTTAACCCTAACACAGGGTATATTTACCTGGGGAGCTACAAATGAAAGCGTGGCCGGGGCATTTACTTTTGGTACGGTTGCGAATGTTGGCATACAGATCGTTGCAGACTCACTTTCGACTGGTACTGCTGTTCAGGTTAATACTGATGCCACGTTGACGAGTGGTGCAATGTTTGAAGCTGTATGCGATGATGAAACCAATATGACACAGGGTGGATATTTTACTGCTGAAGCTGCTGGTTCTGATGTTTTTAAGGTTGGGAAGGATGGTGAAATAACCGTTGCTGGAGACGCTGCCGAAACCGCAGCAATCACAGTTACGGCTGGCGATCTCAAGCTGGCTGATGGTTTTCTTGACCTCGATGCTGGTCCAGTTGATGGTGGACACAACATAGCTACCTCTGATGACAACACAAGTGCTACTCCGCTTCTTACACTCGTTGCTTCAGTTGCCGCTTACGATCAGCCTCTATTATCCTTAGAGTCGGCTGCGACTGGTGACATTGATGTTGTGAGCATACCCAATCTTGGGACAGGCTACGCTATCACTACGACTGCTGGAAATGCCGCTGCTGAAGGATTCGAGATTATTTGTGCTACGAATGGAACTGGAAATGGCTTCTATGCTGATGGCACTTCTGGTTCATGGCTTGGCGCAGCTACTACCGGATTGCTCAAGCTTACATCTGATGGTGCCTTAGCTCATCAGACAGCTTCGCTGATTTATGCGGCGTATAGTGGAAATGGTGGAGCAACCCATAAGGGTACATGTGCTTACTTAGTTGACAGTGGATCAGTTGCCGGTGAAAGCTACACAATGGGTATTGATACAACTGCTAATCATGGACTTAACATCACGACTGCTGCCGTTACCCGAAGAGCCCTTACACTTGCTGGTCCGACTTCTCAAACTTCGTCAATAGCACAGATTGGAGCAACTGGAGTTGCTTGGATTGGTGCCTCTAATGTTGGTATGTTACATCTCTCTGCGACTGGTACTACAGCTCATATTAATACTTCTTTACTCTACATGACGAAATCTGGTGCTCCTCAGAATGATTCAAGAGGACACATGCTGAGAATCGTTGATACAAGTGCCGCTGCTGGTGGAACCGCTGCTTATTCTGTGTATATCAGTGCGACAGGTGCTAATAATGAGGCGTTGTATGTTGATGCCGGTGAGGTTAAGTTTGATGAAAAATTAACCCTTACTGCTGGTTTGACAGTTGGTGCTACATGTAAGATTACTACCAATGCCTCAGTTGGTGGAACACTTGCAGTTACTGGTTATGCTACATTCACAGCTGGTTCTCAGACTGCTGGTGCAACCTGTAGGGCTACAACGAATGGGGCTGGAGTTGGTACTATCGCAGACGGAAGATCTATGGTTACTGTCACAAGCACAAGCGCAAATAACATCGTTAAACTTCCCACGCCTACAGTTGGAAATGTTGTGTGGATTTCTGTTCTTGGCACTGCTGCTGAATGCCGAAGTAATGATCCCAACACCGTTGCTATTAATGCCGGTACGGGTTCGATTGCTGAATCTGCCCTTGATGCGAACTCTCTTTACAGATATGTATGTCGTAGTGCTACTACTTGGATTGCATCGAAGTTCTCCGCAACTGGTGGAGAATCATCTGCTGTTGCTGCTGCTAATTAATAACTGATTATTCAGGGGGTGGCAAAGTCACCCCCTTTTCCCTTAAAACTATATGAGGTGATATATTGAGAATAGTCATTATTGGTAAAGGGCCTGGAAAGGAGAACGCTCCTTTAAAGATTGACGATGGTGAACTATGGGGCTTGAATGATCTTATCATTATAAGGCGTGTAGATGTCACTTTTGAGATGCACGATTTAGATGTATTTAACAATCCTATTTACCATAATAGTGATGAGTGGCAGACGTATATATCGAATATACTTGAGTATGTTAAAGATTACGACATCCCGATATATACACAGAGGTATTATGACTGGGTGCCGAATTGCATCCCCTTTCCATTTGATGAAATGCCAGTTGATTTAAACTACTTCACAAGTACCATTGCCTACATGATTGCCCTTGCCATTACCAAGAAACCGGACATCATAGAGATATACGGTATCCCATTAGTTTTAAGGGAAGAATACCAAGACCAAAGACCATGTATAGAGTTTTGGCTCGGCTACGCTGTAGCTGAGGGAGTAGAGATTATAATCCATGAGCCAAGTGTCATTATGTCTGACAAGACCTTTAAGGGATTGTACGGAATAGAAGGCACACCGCTCAAGGACTTATATGTAATAAATACTTAGGAGGTTTTACGTTATGCCGCCAAAAGCAATTATTGGTGATCCCACAGAGGAGGCCGCAAAAGTAAAGGCACGATTTGACCAGTGCGTTGCTCAGAAAGATCAATGGATTAATCAACGTGCAGAGCTTGACAGGGCACTCAACAATGTGGGGATGGACATGTTAAGGCTTCAAGGGGAACACGCTGCCTTGATGAGACTTATGGGGAAAGATACTGCCGGGAATTCATTGGAGGAACCACCTCCGACACCACCGGAGGATCGACCCCAACCAGTAAAAAGGACTGTGAAGAAAAAGAAGAAATAGTTCTTTTTACAATTTAATACGAGTACCGCCCTACTACCCGTAGTCATCGGGTGACGAGGCGAGAGGAGGAAATCATGGCTAATGCTGTAAACACTTCAACCAACCTTTGGACCCTAGTCACTGGCGATATTCTCACAACAGTACCAATCTGTGTTAGAAAAGTTCAAATGGTAACAACCGCTGCGGCAGATGTGGTTGATTTTTATACCCTACCCGGTGGGAAGACCGCAACATCTGATACTTCTGCACACTATACATTTGATGTTACCAGCACGACTACAATTACTGAAGTAGGTGCATCTAGTTGGGATGCTGCCCTTTATAATGATTGGGTGCTAATCGAAAGTTGTAGTGTATCCGCTAATAATGGATGGTATCTATTATCGGCCACAAGCGCTAACAATGCTTTCGTTATAGAAAACGGCACTAACGCCCTGACAGATGGGACTGCGCAGACTGGTACAATATCAATTTATACTCCAGTAAAGTGTATGACGCTTACTGCGGATACATACCCAAGTAGCACTGGTACATCTACGCCACTCCATCATCCAGAACTGGATTGGGGAGACAAAGGAAGATGGTTTGATAATCTTTCATTTTGGGAAGCTACCGGACTAGATATAACAATAAATCTCTCTCTCAGGTAATGGGTAAGACACCGATCAAGCCAAGATCACCTTGGCCCAAGCCGTACCATGCTAAATGGAAGGCATGTTCTGACTGCTTTAGTCGATGGGTGACTTGCGAGTTAAAGTTTAACGCAGGAAGTACATTACCCCCTGTAGGGGAGACCCTGACAGGGGGTAATTCAGGACACACAGGAGTTGTAACTGAGATTGAAACACTCTTGTCTGGTACCTGGGGTGGTGGCGATGCTGCTGGATACATACACCTTGATACCTTGTCCGGTCTGGATGAGGAACAATACACAATATTTGAAGATGAAGAACTTATTACTGGAAGTACGGGAAGCTTAACTGCTGATGGTGATGGACAGGTCAAGATATGGAGTGTCTTATATCCCAAGGAACTTATGGTAAAGGAAGATGGGAGATGGTACTGTGTATGGCACCATGGGTGGCGTTTTAGGCCAAAGCATCGGGATGAGGAAAAGATTAAAATTACCGAGACTGAAAGGGGTAAAGAATGAGTGAAACTATTCCAAAAATTAGACCGGAAGGGAAAAGACTTTTGGTGCAATTAAATCCGATCAAGGCAACAGCCAGGAAGATAGTAAGGGATGACGGCTCTGAAACGGAGCTACACTTGGCAGATGACCATCCCGAGGAAACAAGGTTTGGTATTGTTCTTGCCACAGGAGAGGAGGTGGATACGAAGTACAGGGTAGGAAGTAGAATCCTCGTGTCATTCCTCGCTGGGATAGTTCTTCATCTCCCGGGTGAGGGAGTAGTTAATGATACTATTCGGATGATTACCCAGATGGAAATTCTGGCATTTATAGAGGAGTAAACGATGGCAAAAGCATTTAATACCTTCACGGCAGAACTGAAGCTTATGTTCGGCATGAATGCCAAGTTGGAAGATGTGGATGGGGTTAATATGTATCAGACATGGCTTAACTATGCTTATATGAGGCTTACTACAAGAGATAGGTTCTTTGGCATAAAACAGAACTTCTACTTTCCCGAACTTGAGACTGTTAATACATCTACAACTACGACTGATGGGATTGAGTATGTTAGCGTGCCTGCGGATTGTATAGTAGTTAGGGATGTATATGACTACACCAATGCACGATACCTAGAAAACATCTCATGGAGAGAGTTTCTTAAATATACAGATAGGTTCGATACTACGGCAGAGGGAGAGCCCACTGAATGGGTGAGGTCTGGAGACTATATCTACCTTCACCCGACACCGGATACAGATAGCGAGGCTATCTACATCTACTACAGGAAAAGACCCGCTGCCCTCAGTGGAACAAGCGAGACTGTTATCGGTCCCGAATGGGATGAGGCTATTCTACAGCTTGCGTTCATCATAGGAAAGGAATGGATGCAGGAGTATGATAAAGCCGATGCCATGAAGAAGGACTGGCTGGATAACGTATCGGGTCTTGTAGGCATCTACTATCAGGAAGAACTGGCAAGGGCTCAGAGAGCCAAGCCAGATGAGTTGAGTATGCTCAACGAAGGATATAGGAGGTAACAATGGCGATTACAGCAACAGGACTTGCAGAGCTCGCTAATTTAGGAACAGACGTCAGCTCCCCAGATTATTATGCCTATCTTGCATTCGGAGCGGGGGCTACCGCTGCTGGTGTAGCAAATACTAGGCTTGGTACTGAAAAAGATAGAGTAGCCGCAACTTGTTCTCGAATTACAACCACCAATGCAAATGACACCATGAGGTTTGCTGGTACCTTCACAATAACCAGCACTACCGCATGTACCATTGCAGAGGTGGCTATCTTCAACGCTTCTAGTGGTGGAGATATGCTGGCGAGGACCGTATTAGGAACCACAAGAACCGTTACTGCCGATCAAGTATATGCACTCATATACGATGCGGCACTATCAACATAATGGCTAAATACACAATAGAACCGCTTGAACATCTGTTGAGTTTGGAGCGTCCATCTCTACATATGTTCCCTGGTGCAGCAGACTGGCCCTCAAAGAATCTTACAATAGATCAGAAGAGGCTAAAGAAGCGACCCGGATATCTAGAGGACAGAAATATAGAAACCAAGGTGCAGAGTATCCATCTCTTTCAAGGAGCAACAACAAGAAACACTATGATCTTAACTGATGCTGATTTGATATTAAGAGAGGCTGGTTCCACAAGTGCAAAGTGGAGTTATAAGACAGCAGAGTACGCGACAGGCACTATTTCTGACATCAGTGGGACAAATGTTACAGGACTTGGATCTACCTTCACGAGTGCAATGGAGGGGGATTATTTTGTGTTGAATAAAGATTTAGATGCTGATGAAGAACCCGATAGTAGTTGGAGAGAGATATCAACCGTTGGTGGGGGCACTGCTTTAAAATTAGCTACTGCTTATGAAAGCAATGTTAGTAGCACTTCTCTGTCTTACCACATAAGGCGAGTCTACACCACACCCGCCAATGAACGGTGGCAGACGGCTGTGGTCAATGATAAATTCTGTTTCGTTAATGGACACACTAATGGGCAGTACTGGTCTGGCACGGGTTACGCTGCCGACTTGGACTCAACGTATGTCCAAAAGGCAAAATACTGTATAGAGTACGGCTACAGATTATGTGTTGCCGGACATTATGATCCAACATTAGCCACTCCCGCCTACACACCGTGGACTCTCAGGTGTTCTGCGAATGGGGATCCAGAAGACTATGTTGATTCTACAGCACAGGATTATCTATTTGAAGACACAGAAGAGATTATAACTGGCATGGGGAAGGTTGGATCAAATCTTCTTGTTTATAAATCTAATTCTTTCTACATCGGTTATAAAACTGGTGCTCCGAATGATCCGTTTAAATTTCCGTCTCATAAGAAGGGGAAGGGTCTTTATGCCCCGTATAGTCTTGTCCATGCCATGGGTACTAATCTATTTCTTGGGAATGATGATTTCTATATTATTGAGGGGGATGAGGCGCAGCCTATAGGCGAAAGAATACGGCACCAATTTTTCAGCATTGTTGGGGAGACAGAGGCACAGAATACATGGGGATTCTATAACGCTAATGAGAAAGAGGTGGTATGGTTTGCTGAAACCTCAGAAGGCAGATTCGCCTTCGTCTTTGACATTAAAGATAAGGAGTGGGGTGCATATTTCTTCGGAGATAACATGACAGGTGCTGGAAAAGGTGCGATATAATGGCTGAAAAACTAACCAATGGAACCCTAGAAACGTGGTCTTCTACCTCTAATGCGGGTACTGCAACAGAGGTTGAGGCCGGCACTTCTACAGTTAGAAGAGAAAGTACTGCTGCCTATGTCCATGGGGGAACCTACAGTTGTAAGCTAAATATAGACTCCAGTAACTCACACGCAAGAATAGAGTGGGAAACTATAACCCTCGCTGCGGATACTGCACATCGCCTTTCTTTTTGGTATATGAACTCTGCGACTGCCAAGAGAATGAGGGTGTGGATTAATAATGCTGCGAACAATGTTGGGTTGGAAAGCAATAGTACATGGGGAAGCCTTGGAGCATATTCAGGATTCCAACCAGCCAACGCAACAAGTTGGACTCAATACGTGATTCCATTCATCACACATGCTTCTTACACAAGTTATGATTTCCAGTTTGGTAGTGCAACGACTGGAGAAAAGGCTGCATCAAGTCAGATCTATATTGACGATATTCATTTAACGGTAGAGGCTGATGGCCTCTTAGATGCAGTGAGCGACTCCATAACAGTCACAGACTTATCAGGTGCAAGCAGGCAGACAGTCTACGACTCGGTGAGCGTTAAGGATAACTTTAAATATTACCTTGCATCAGCCGAGGGGAAGATATTTACATATGACAAGGACTACCTCTCTGATGATGGGGCCACTATACTCTCAAGTTGGAGGAGCAAGACACTAGACTTTGCCGATAAAATTCCGGAGTGTCATGACACATTTAAAACAGTAAATAGTGTAAAGTTATTTTACAAAGATATGACCACGACTACTCCTGTTACTGTTTATGTCAGCACAGACAGTGGCCAGACTTGGGAATGGGTCACTAAAAACCTGGGCACTGGCAGTGATGCAATATTAAGTGCTGACTTTGAATTTATAAAAACAGGGGAGTTGTTTGTTTTTAAAATAGAGCATTCTTCTACAGATAAGGAGTTTATGTGGCTTAAAGCGGAGATAGATGTAACTCCGCAGGGACCACATTTTGTGATCTAATGCCAGTAGAACGTATCAAAAGCTTTCCATTTCCTCACATTAAATCTATAGAGGACATGGAGAAGTGGGGGAAAGAACTCCATCGCTGCCTTACTGAAGACCAGTATGAGAGGGCAATGGATTTTAACGATATAGTCATCGATACTCTTGTAGCAAACAATATACACATTAAGAACACTGGGGAACTCAGGTTCTATGATAATGGAAACTATGTAGGCTTTGAGCCTCCGGCTTTGAGTGCCGATCAAATATGGGTGTTACCTAACGCAGATGGTTCTGCTAATGAGGTGTTAGGTACGGATAACTCAGGTAATCTCATTTGGCGCACACATAATGAACTTGCAGCCTACGATTCTAATGACCATATTGACCATACTTCAGTAAGCATATCAGGTGGTGGGCTTATCTCTGGTGGAGGAACAATAGCTGCCAACAGGATACTCACATTAACCGAGGCTACTATTGAGACCGCCATAGACACATTAGCGAACCTGACAAGCATACAGGGACAAACAATATCCCTGAGTGGTTCCTTAACCGTTGAGGCTAACAGTATTATTAATCAGGATTTATCTACAGATGCTACTGCCGTACAACTTGGGAGGCTCGGATTAGGAGTATCCGCAGCCACAAACCCACTTCAGATTTCAGCGGTGGGAACCGTTTCTGGATGGGGAGGTGCTTATGGTGGAGTTGTAGCAAGGTTTAACTGCACTGAATCTAAGCATACCTCAATCTGCATAGATGCCCTTACTGGATACGATCCCGTCCTTGCATGGTCAGAGAATGGTGCTGCCATGTGGGATTTCCGCAATGATGCTAGTGCTACAGATACATTCAATATACGCTATCAAGTAGGTGCTGTAAACTCCACATATTTTGCTATAAACAATGCTGGAAAAGTTGGCATTGGCACTTCTGTCATTCCTCATGGTGGCAATGGTTATGCCAAGTTCGCCCTTGAAGGAGTGGCCTCCAGTGCGGCTGGGCCACATATCCAATATACGGTCAGTACTGATGACCACCCTGTGTTCCAGCAGTTAAACTGGGCACATGACAATATAGCATTGGCTCTTGATGCTTATTATGACGGTGGATGGAAGAGTGGTGACGCAGGTTCTAATTTTATGATTCGTAAATATGGGGATGAATTAAAAATCTCTTATGATAGTAGTGTTAATGCTGGTTCTACTATTACTTGGAATACTGGGTTAGCAATTAGTGCCACAGGTGCTTTTGATTTTCAGAGTAATAACCTAGCCACCCTTGGAACAATAACATGGAGTGGTGGTGGCTCTGCTAATGCGAACACAGCCTACACACATGTATCCAGTTGTGGTGCAGACCATGGATACCTAGACCAGAGTGTAATAAGTGGTGCGAATGTGACATTCGGTACTATCGGCTCTGGTGATATTACAGTAGCAGATGGAAGTAGTATTAACCTACAAGAAGACATAACCTTCACTGGTGCGACCACAGAGAATCTTATTAAAATTCCCGACCATTTGGCAGTTGCGTTAGATATTACAGAGGCATCTAATTCTTATCTGAAATTTGTTACTACTAATGCTGGGGAGAAGGTAGTGTTCGGGAAACTATTTGAAGCCCCGACTGCTTGTAAAATAGGCAATCTCACTCTAGGTGATGGCTCTATTACAGACTCAAGTAATGCGATTGATTTTGGAAACGAGGTTTTAACTACTTCTGGCAGGTTAGTGGTAGATAATTCCTCACTTTCCATAACTGATGATCATATTGCTATCCAAACTATTCAAACAAAAACAGGCGGGGTATCTGACTATAGTGACGATTTTACGGCACTTCGTTCTGTTGCAATAATGAATGACGGAAGTAACGGCATTGGACATATACGGGGATATTGGGGAATGGCGAGGCATTCACAGGGAGACATAGGTGGTACAGGTAATGTAAGACGTGCTGTTGGAGTAGAAGGAGAAGTTGATTTAGTTGGCGGGAAAATCTATGGGAGTGCGTATGGTATGTACGCTTACGCTGACCAAGGAGCAGGACATGAAGTTACTGGAGATTTAATTGGTTCATATATTATAGTTGATGCAGATGGAACTGTCGGTGGTAATGCTTATGGGCTTTATATTTTAGAGGGTACGAACATAGATTATGGAATATATCAAAGTGGAACTGCAAAAATTTACCTTGGCGGAAATACAGGGTTAGGACAATCTACTTTCGGTACAAATGCCACTAAAACATTGGCTTTATCTACGGGAGTAGCCCCAACAAGTTCTCCCGCCGATTGTTTCCAAGTGTACTCAGCAGACATCGGAGGTGCGGCGGGCAAAGCAGGCGTACACTTTAGAGATGAGGCTGGTAATGTTACTGCAATAGGTGATGGTAAGATAACAGATAGTAGTGGTGCTATAAGTTTTGGAGATGAAACCTTGGTCACCACAGGAACGCTTGGTTCTGGGGCAATAACATCTGGGACAGACGGTTCGGCACAAGGAAGCATCACCCTCTGGGATGGTGGTGGTGGGAACACACCTGGGTTTCTCTTGGCTCATTCCCCGAATGGAACTGCTTGGTATATATTTGTGGAAGATGACGGAACCGTTAAGGTTCATAATGCTTCTCCAACAGCAAATGCTGACGGTGATGCAATAGGCGACCAAACAGACTAAGGAGACAACATGTTTAGTCCAGAAGAAGAAAAGAACATAATCTTAAAATGGTTTTATGATCTGTACAAAAGACTAGGTGGTATGACCATGGATGAAATATATGCGTATCTCCTTGGGTTGTCTAAGGAACAACTCGTAGGCGAGGTAGATGCCCTGCTTGGAAAAGAAGACTATGAAGCCTCAGAAAAAGAACAGGATTTAATAACATATCAAGGCAATGTAAAAGACATGCAGAAGAAGTTGAGGAAGTTATGATCAAAAAATACCCAGGCTGGTTGAACTGGATTTGTTTATGGGGAGTCTACATGTTTGTAGGGTTTACCTTTAAGTTTATCCTCGGCTACACAGTAGACTGGCGGTACATAGTGGTTATATGTGCCATCCACTCTGGGATATATCTTGCGAAGTTTAGATTCGATGAAGGAAATTGGAGATTCTGGTGAGTGATAAATACATTGCTCCACACATCACAAGAAAAGAATACCGGTGCAAATGTTGTAAGAAATTCCCACCTGACTTCTACTTTCATGATGGAGAAGAGGTGTATAGTACCCCAGAAATATTTCGGGGATTTTTTAGCATATTCGAGGATATAAGAAAACGCTGGGGGAAGTCGATCCGGATAAGCTCAGGCTACAGGTGTCCGAAACACAATAAGAAAGAGGGTGGTGAGTTGCATTCATCCCATATGTTCGGACTCGCACTAGATCTCGATCTCCCAAGCGTAAGACAGGTGGATCAACTATCTTACATAATAGAACAGAGTGGGGTAGAGTGTAGGATGGGAGTATATCGTATCTCAGGTACATTTATTCATTTGGATCAAGCCTTCAGGATACACCCACGGCTGAGTGCCAACTGGTATCCAGGGAAAAGGTGGTGGAAATGATATTCTCCAAGTTCACCCCAGTAGAGAGTAAGTTGAAGATACTTACTCAGAAGCTTATGGATGAACCACTCTACATGTCAGATGAATTCAGAGATTATTCTATCATCTGGGAAAGCTTGATGGATACTCTTGTAAAGCCTGAAGCACATGAGTTCTACGAGATAGGAGACTTCGGAGGTCTTGTAGGGTTTGCTAATATACTACCTGCATTCAAGGCAGATGTAGTCTTTAAGATATGGGATAAAGATATGTGGGGTGTGGGTTTTGTAAAAGAATTCAAAAGATTATGTAAACTAATTATAGATAGATACGACTTGAAGCGACTGGCTTCCGACTCTGCTGATGTGAAGATGGTCAGGGTAGGGAAGATGTGTGGCTTTAAGGTCGAGGGTAGGTTTAAGAACGCCTTCATGTGGAATGGAGACTTCTATACCCTACACAAAATGAGATTACTAAAGGAGGATAAATAATGGCATGGCTACCGATGGCAATAGGAGGATTAGGTTCTATTATCAGCCTGACTAAAAAAGGTAAAGGGAAGAAACAGGAGTACGCACCACAGGCACCTGAGTATCAACAGCAGTTTGGGAAGGAGTTTTTTGAGATGCTACAGCAGTTGGGCGGTCAGGCAGGAACACCGTATCCCGGGCAGGTTAGCGCACCATGGCAGAACCCGTTCACAAGCTCAGCTATGAATTTATGGAATATGTCCCCATACGGACAAATGGGTGGTATGGGTCAACCTGGCATGGGTATGGGTATGGGTGGTGGACAACAGATGCCCCAGATGCCAATGCCTCAACCCCCGCAGCTTCCACAAGCTGCATCAATGGGTGGAGGCATGGGTGGAGCACCGAAAGGTCCGGTAAGAAGAAAATCTAAACCACTTGAGAGATGAGAAATAAACTAGAGGATAAGTGGAGAAACTTACCTCCACGAAATCCCACACAAACACGGTATTTAAGATTTCTCAAAACGCCCAGTGGTGAGGTTAAAACCTCATATATACAGCGTGCAGAGAAATCTTTTAATAAACATAAAGATGTATTTAAAAACAGATATACAGACATCTTAGAGAGGTTAAAATAATGATAGACACTTCACAACTTCGATTGGATAGACCAAAAAGAGAGGAGGAACAAATGAGATTGGGGGGAGGTGCTCCGATGCCGATGCAACCACAGATGCCGGCACAAGCACCCACTACAGGAGTATCGCTACCGCCGCAGTACCAGCAACCAATGACTGGTGGTGGTATAGGACCCGTACAGGCACCCCAGATGCCACAAGCTGGAGCCGCACCCATGGGTGGACAGGGACAATTTCCCTACCCGGAACAATGGCAACGGGCAGGAGATATTTATAGTCAGGTAGGAACTGGTATGCCAGCCATGCCCGACCCAGGCGCAATGTGGGGAGGTTACAGGCAACAGGCT